TTTATCTTTTTCTTTTTTTAACCAACCGTCTCTTTGTAATTCATGCATTGCACTTTCATAATTATTTTTACCAAAAAAATTTATTAAGTAATTTTTAAATCCATTCCAATTATCTAAAGATACAGAGCGTGTTGGCATTTGTATAAAAATGTCTCTAATTGCAGTTTTTGTATATTCTTTAATTTCATTTTCACTTAATGACATTATTGCATAATAAGATTCTATTAAATTAATTAATTTTTTTTCAAAATAATGAATCGGTAATTTTTTATTTTTATTTATCAATTTTTTATACATCCAATTAATTATTTATGTTTTATTTAAAATTAATTTTACCAAATTCGTTTGGAACTAATTTTACTAAACTCGGATTATTATCATATTCTCTATCTATAAATGATATAATAGTATCAATTTCTTTTTTCGCTTCATTTTCATTTGTTCCATATATATACATATCAAAAATTGCAAGCCATCTATTGCTCGATTCACTCGATTGTCCCAATTTGCCAAAATTATGTGGAATTAACTTTATTAATCTCATATTGTTATCATATACATCATCTATTCTTCTAATAATTTCTGAAACTTCTATTTTAGCTTCCTCTTTACTTTTAGCAAATATATACATTTCTATCACTGCAACCCAACGTCTATTTTTAATTCTTTTTATTTCATTATCCAATTCCTCATTTATCATTTTTTTTATCATTTTTCTAAATTTATTCATTTTCAATCTTTTTTCCACTTTATTTCTCCTGATTTATTATATAATATAAATATAAAAATAAAATAAAATTAATCGATATTTTAAATTGAATCTAAATTCAATATCTTTTAGTATAGAATATAAAAAAAATCTCCCGGTCTATTTTAATAATAAACACAGGAGATTTTAATTTAACATTGACGTATCTTAATATAATTATGCTCCGAATGTTGCTCCAGTATTAGTTATATTGAAATCAAGTACTATCATTTCTGCAGTCTTTGATGGTTGTAAATAAATCGAGCCGACCATCATATTTCTATCTATTACATCATTAGTATTATTAGTTTCATCCATAACAACTGAAAACAAATATAATCCTTGTTTCTGTTTTATAGATTCTAAATATGGTCTAACTATATTGATAAATCTAGTTCTTGTTTGAACAGTATTTTGTTCAAATACCAAATATTTAGTTGCCGATGCAATATATTTTTTAGTTTCAATCAATAATCTACGAACATTTATTCTATCTAAGGCAGATGCTTTAACTTGCAACGTTTTCTGTCCCCAAACAACTATTCCTTGATTTATAAAACTTACTATTGGATTTATTCTACCTTCATACAATAGATTTTTCTCTTCGTTCGTAAGTCTTGTATAAATATCAATTGCTTCTGTAATTCCGCCTCTATTCAAACCAGCAGGCGCAAACCAAGGAGCTCCTACTCTATCATTGAATGCTAATATAGAAGGCATAAAAACAGTAGGCGGTGCCCATAGTTCTTTTTTGCTGTCGCTATCATACATTTTTATCCAAGGATAATAAGTTGCTGCGTAATTTGTATCTAATTGACTAATACTGTCTATTGCTTCAGAAATAGTACCTTCAATTCCAACACAATCTAATAATAAAAATGAATCGCCTCTGGATTCAACCATATCAATTGCATATTCAATTACATTGCCATGTAAAGAATTCAATATTCCAGGTAAAACTAATAGGTTTATATCATATTCATCTGGATTTGCAAGCGTATCTATAGCTTTTCTATATGCCAAAGTTCCCGTTGAAACTGCCGTTGAACAATTAAATCCCATAACATTAGCTGCGGTTATATCTGCGCCGACATTTTTAGGAATTACAGGATTAAATCCATCGAAACCACCTTGAAATGCAACAGAAAATTTTCTACTTTTAGCAGGAGCGCTTGTTGTCCAATGTGTTGTTGCCGTAGTTGCTCCGCTTCCGGATTGCATTTCAGCGTCACTTAATTTAAATCCTGAACCTACTAGTAATGTGGCTGTTTTAGGAACAGGTTTCAATACAAATAAATTATCCTTATCCGTTTGGTCAAATCCTAAATAATATTTAAATTTAAATGCTTCAACTGCATTTGAACCTGTATCGAATTGATTATCTTTTTGTACTAATCTGTGAGTTAATTTATATCCTGTTTCGCCTATAATTGGTGAGTAATAATCTCCGAATCCAAAAGGAACTTCAGTTGCTCCATAAGAATCTCCCATCTCAACTCTAATATATTTACTTCTATTTGGAAAATTTCCTGACGTATATACTTTAGGAAAACCATTTTCATCATTTGCAATCCATCTTTTCATATCACCGATTCGTCTAGCAATAAAATTAGGAGAATCTGGATTCAAATCACAATTAGCAAATGTTTCTATTACATTTGGTTTTAAATCTGTATCGCCTAACTTTCTAACTAATACTGTAAATGAACCATATTCTGTTCCTCCGATTTCTCCTGAAAATTTAATGTTATCGATTGAAACATAAACGTCCGATTCACCAGCGTTAAAATGTACGAATTTAAATAAATCAGTACCTAATTGAGATTTTATAAAAGGAGTTTCGGGTTCTGTATATGCCGGAGAATTTTCATTTCCAGATAAATCAACAGCTAAAGTTAAAACTGATTTACTAACACTTCCTGTCCAAGTTGGGTGTAAACTATATTCCTCTGCAATCTTTGAAAATATTTTAGAATTATCAGCAGTATATACATATAAATGTCTTTGTGTTCCATTCTCAGGATATGTTCCTAATACATAAGTTACATAACTATCACTATTTGGATTTAATGAACAGGTATATTTAATAGAACCACTACTTAGAGCAAATGATAAGACATCTCCAGGAATTACACTACTAGTATTTAATGCCCATTGCGATAAATTTGATGCGGTATTAAATCCATGTAAAATAGTTGCTCCTAAAATTTTACTTCCCGAATAAGAGCCGGTTGTTGGAGTAAAAAACAACTCAATTGCTTGTGCTTTATATCCTTCAAATCCTGCTACTCTAACCACAGTTGCTCTTCCAGAATTTTTTAAATAATGCTTTACTGTATAAGGAACGTAACTTTTCAAATCCGGATTTCCAAATTTATCTAAATAATCTTGCCAGCTTGTTACTATTGTTGGAACAAAAGCTGGTCCTTTTGCTGTTGGTCCAATTATTCCGGCGCCGATTTGTGCAATTCCCTGTGGTAAAAACGACAAATCATTTTCCCTAGTGAATACGCCAGGACTTACTATTTTTTCACTCATTATATTTCTCCTAATTTTATTTTTCTAATTTTTATAAAAATCAGATTTTATAATTATTTATTATCTATTATCAATAGTAGAAGTAAATTCACCAGTTTCAGGATTTAATATGCCTGGTCCATATTTATTGGTCATATCATTCGAAAATTTTCTTTCTTCATCTCTCAAATTTCTATAATCTTCTTCTAATTTACTTTTTAATGATTCTAATCTTTCCTTTTCGGAAGAAAGTTTAATTAATTCAACACTGATTTGTCCCAATTGTAAGATAATATTATTAAACCTATCCTGCATGCTTTTAAGTTTTTCTAATTCTACAGTCTCTATTTTTTTAATTTCTGACATAAAACCTCCGTTTTATATTGTTTTTAAAATAATTTATTTAATTATAAGTATTTTTTAAAAATCGTAAAATACAATTTTTTTAATAAAAATTTAAAAAAAATATATTTATTTCAAATTATTTTAATAATTTATAGTAATTCCATTTTCGGACGAAGAATTATTGTTATTTTTCGTCTCGGAATCTGCATTAGTAGTATCATTATTAGTATTTTTTTGTTCTAATAAAAGATATTTTTTATATGCGTTTTCTAATTTTATATCGTATTGATTTTCTTTATATTTCGGTCCATTATAGCCACGAGCAAAAGAAGCCCAATCTTTATTTTTTAAATATTTAATTAAATTATTTGCTTTTATAAAACCAATAAATGCTTTTAAATGTTCAAATTCACTTTTATACATATCATCAACAAAGGACTCGACAGTATCCCAACCGCATAATTTATGATTAAATCCCATTATTTGGAATTTACCCCAACTTGCGGATTTCAAAGCGGCTTCTTTATCTAATTTCATAGCCTCTTCTAATCTTTCATATTCTTTTGCTCCTCCTTTATATAAGGATTTATTCCAAGTTTTGCTGCATATGTTAGGATGAGTATCAACATATTTATACTTTGTTAGAGAGCCAAATATATGCGCTTCAAATAAAATCTTTGGCCTGCCGTCAGGTAAAAAACCATCTCCACGACTTTCGACTTCAGCAACCGCCTTTATAACAGGCACCTCTATATCTAAAAGTAACGATGCTTGTTTAAAATCTTGTTCTGTTAATAATTTACTCATATAAAAATCTCCTTTTTTTTATTTATATATAATTTCACAAATCCTATTTACAATAAATTCTTTCTTTTCGCCATTGTAGTTTATTCCCAATTCATTGCAAATAACAATCAATTGTTCTTTAGTTAATTTTTCCACTTTTTTTTTACTGGAAAAAATTTTAGGTAAAAATGCCAATAAACATCCGTTATTATTACTAATATCATTTTGATTACCACTATCATCACCACCATCGGTATTAAAAGGTTCGAACATTTTAATAGTTTTATATTTTTCTTTACATTCCAATTGAGGAGTTTGTGGATAAGTGGATGATGGTAAATATTTTCTTAACTTAGAATAAAATTCTTCATACGTTTGTGATTGTGAAATTGATTTTATGGCAAAACTAGTCATCGCTCCGTTCCATTTTCCATTTATATAAGCATCATATGAATATTCAGAATCAGAGCATCCTGTTAATACGATTTCTTTCATATCCTCTTGGCTTAAAAATTTATTTGCTAATTTTAAATTTGCCGGAACCAAAGGATTAGGAATAAATCTCGGTTTTCCTAAAGGAGAATCTGCTGACATTATTTTTCTAGTTATCGTGCCGCTGAAACAAGAATCTAAAACAAAAAATACATGAACGCCATCTTTTATTTGATTTAATATAATTCTAAGTTCATCGTCAATTAATGCTCCGTCGTATAAATACAAAGCTTCATCATAACCATCTGCTTCATCAGAATCATAATCGGTTACCTGAGTTCCATGACCACTGTAAGTTACTACTAAAACATCTCCTTTATTTAATTTTGATATTGCGTTTTGTATAGCAGATTTAAAATTATTTTTAGTTACTTGTGAGTTTAATAATACAGTAACTTCAAATCCAAAATCAGTTAATAGATTTTTCCAGTCATTTGCATCGTTGACGCAACCAGATAAATCGTTTGATGTTCCTGGATAATCATTTATTCCTGCGCATATTGCTATTTTCATATTTTTTCCCTCTTTATTTTATTTCATTTTCGATGAATATTATTTTTTTAGGTGATAAACCGATATTTGTAGTTAATTTTCCTTGAACTTCTTCTGGCAATATATATCCATACAAAGTTATTGAAAAATTACATTTTACAAGCCTTTCATTGCCAGTATTTAATTCAACTGCGGTATCAAAACCATCAACTTCAGTTTTAAATTTAAATTTATTTGGGTCTCCCCAATATGTACCATCATGAAATGCTATTTTTTCAATAAGTTTATTTAATTGTTCATTAAAAGCAGTCCAAATAATTCCTTCATAATTTATTATTATATGATTCGGTAAATATGTTAATGAATATCTATCAGTTCCTGTTTCTGTTCTAGAATCTAAATTGTTTTTTAATTTTGGTAATAATTGATAATCGCTGTATTTATTTTTAGAATCCCATTTTCTGGATGAAATATAATATAGTTGTTTCAATCTAGGAAAATATAAAGATTCGTTTCTTCCTACACTAACTCTTCTATACATTATCAAAGGCAAAACGAGTTTTGATTTTCCATCTCTAAAATATCCTTGTTGTTTCATAGTAGACCATCTTTCGGGAGAACCGTATATAACCGGAACAGGAATTACTTGTCCTTCTTGTATCACAGTCGGTTTTAAAACATTATTAAAAAAATATCCCAATGCTTCATCTATATCAAATAAACCAACAGAATAATTCTTCTCAGCCTTTGTTTCTGTAGAATCGTCTTGTCTTAAATTTTCTGGATTAATTCTAGCAGAAACGTCCTGTGATACAACGTTTTCAACTAAAGGAGCTCTTTCTTTGAATTCTGTTCCCATTTAGTAATCCTTTTTTTTATATTTCACTTCTAACTGATATACTGCTTTTATTAACCATATGTGCCGTACATATTATAGACCAAGGCAATCCAACTCTACCTGCCAACAACTGATTATCAACTACCTGAGAAACTTCATAATATGTATTATAATATTTAATTATATCTCCAGCGGTTGGATAAAAATTTTTTTCTTTTAAGGTATCTCTATGTATATAAGCTATTATATTTTGATATACATTACTAATCATTCCATCGTCGTCTGTAGTTTCGTCGTCATGCTGAATTAAAGCATTTACTTTAATTCCTGGCTCATATATTTTATCAACAGATTCTCCATATATATTAGTATTTTGTTTTTCTGGAATCAATGAAAAAAATATAATATCAGTTTCAATAATATCATCTATTAATTCTTTATTAATACTTTTGAAAAATGCTACATCTCTAGGTGTTACATATTTACTCATTATTTATTTTCCTTTTACAATTATATATTTTATGCAACAAAGATTCCTGTTGGTATTTTATTTAATACTTCTTGTAAGTTCTGTGCATTATCTGATTGTATTTGCATTTGAATCTGCGTTGATGCTCTTTCTAAATCCTGTCTCAGTAATTCTATTAGTTGTTGCTTTTCTTCTCTTCCTTCTTGTTTCAATTGGTCTCCGTTTAATGATACTTCTGAACCTGGTATTGGTATAGTTTGATATTTAGAACGAATTTCTCCTAGAGTTTCTTTACAACTAGCCAAAAAATATTTTAATATCCATCTCTTAGCCGATGCATTTAATTTATCATAATCTATTATTCCAAGAGGAGCATCACCAATATTTGTAGTTACAGACGAATTATTTCCCATACTATAATAACTGCCGGATAAATCATTTGGACTTCCAGTTATTTTATCATCTTTTATTACATATTCTATCCATAGAATTTGATTGGCTTGCGGTACAGGAAAAATTCTTAATTTATTATTTCTTATTTCAAAAGAATATCCACTCCTTCTCATCTGAAAATTAAATTCTATAGCCTGCATTCTTAGTAAATCTTCATACACTGGCATTAATGTATATGAAAGACCCGTAGCTATTCCTCCTGCAGCCAAACCTTCCCATCCAAATTCTCCAAGTAAACCATAAGTTCCGGCTTGTCCAGCGGAACCCAAAACTCCTGGTGCATTATAAACACCGGACAATCCATATCCATATGCGACTGGTTCATAGTGATAAATTCTTCTTATTTCAATTGCATTTCCGCTTGCTGATGGCAATGCTATTAATTCATCTAAATCATAATCTTGAATCGATGCAGTCAATTCTATACTCGCTTTATGCCAAGTTACATTTCCTCCAACGTTTGCTTCCATTCCATATGAATCTGATATTGTTATTACTCTATGCAATGAAGTTGGTATTGGTTTTTTAGAATAATCAAAATATTTACTACTTGAAATATCATTCGAAGTGCCCATTAATGATAACATATTTTCACGTGCCATAAATTGCTGTACCTGTGCAGAATATTCTAAAACAGCCTCTTCATATCTACTATAAAAAGAGCCTGAGTCCATTTCTATATCTATACTACCATATCCCAATGCATATGCCGCCCATTTGGCCGCTTTAGGAGCATCTATTTTAAAATTTACTGAATTATCAAAATATCCAAATGGAGTTGAACCAGAAACCGGTCCTGGATTATCAATCCATAATACTGGCTGAGCCATAAAATCTCCTGTTAGTTAAATTAATTTAACTTTTTTTATTATTTCATAATTATAAATATAGAAATTATATAAAAAACACAGGTTTGTATTTTTGAAATGGCTATAAAAAAGAAGGGATTTTAAATAAATTTAGATATTATTTTTGAAATGTCGTTTTCTAATTCTAAATTTTTTCCGTCGGATACATTTAAGGTTATTTTTCTTTTTTCTTCAATTATTTCTAATATATATTCATCAATCGTGTTTTCACCATAAAAATAGTAACATTTAACAAAATCTTTTTGACCAATTCTATGCGCACGGTCTTCCGCTTGCTCGTGTATCGCTGGAGTCCAATCGAACTCAACAAATATAACAGTATTTGATTCTGTTAAATTAAGTCCTACTCCGGCAGCATTTATTGCTCCAATAAATAATTTTGTATTTTCATCAGTTTTAAATTTTTCTACCGAATTATTTTTTTGTTGAGTTGACATACCACCAACAACATGAACGGATATATCTTTATATCGTTCAATTATTTTATTATAAATTTCTTTGTGTTTTGCAAAAATTATAAGTTTTTCATCATAAGATAAAAAATTATCTATAAAATCAAATATTTTATTTAATTTACCTTTTGCTGCAATTTGTTTCAATTTTTCAATTTTAACCGCCGTTTCAGCTAGTAATATTTTATTTAATTTGTACTTAACTTTATTTTCTAAAATTTGTTTTCTTTGGGATTCTGTTAAATAATCAATTTTTTTTAATTCTTCATAATATTCTTCGTTTGACATTAAATTATTTTTCATCCATTTAACAAAATTTTTAGATACTTTTTCATATTCATCACGATTTGATATTTCGACAGGAAGCATAATTCTTTGCTTTTCTGGTAATTCGGATAAAACGTCTTCTTTTTTCCTTCTAATAAAACAAGTCGTTTTTAGTCTTTCATGTAATTCATCGAGATTTGATGAACCATTTAAATCCCACCCAAAATTTCCTTCTTTTGCGTTGCAATATCTGGTAGCGAATTCCCAAAAACCGCCCAAACTATCCAATCTATCCAAAATGTCCAACTGAGCAATCAATTCTCTTGGTTTATTTAAAATTGGCGTGCCGGATAATGCAAATCTATATTTTATTTTTTTAGCTATTTCTTTAACAGCCTTCGTTCTAAGAGATTTATGATTCGAACATAAGTGGGATTCGTCTATAATTATAGATTTAAATGGTATTTGTTTAAGTAAATCTTTGTGGTCCGGAATTATTATATTATTTGGATTTTCCAATTTTGATATTCTTTTATCTCTATATAATATATCATAATTTATAATAACAAAATCAGCGTCATAATCGGGCATTTTATATCCGACTACTATTTTTTTATTATCTACTATTTCATAATCTACTTTAATAAGTCCTTCAATTACTTTTACGCTTCTGTTATCTAACCATAGAGATATTTCTTTTTTCCAATTCAATTTTAATGATGAAGGACAAATAATTAAACAAGGATAAGATTTCGTGGTTTCTACTGCAGCAATACTTTCTCCGGACTTTCCTACCCCCATGTCATCGGCAATAAAACATCTCTGGTATTTTATAGCATACATTACGCCTTCTTTTTGAAATTCTCTCAATTCTCTTTTTAATTTGGGTATTTCAACTGTAAATTTAGAATATATCATTTTATCTATGTAATCTTTTGCAGATTGGTCGACATTAAAATTCAATTTTCTAGCAAAAGAATCAACATACTTGGCAGTAATATGGTCGGCATGTATTTTCCATCTTTTTGAAAAAGAATCAAATTTTCTCGTAGGAATTTTTTTCACAAATTCTACTAATTTAGCATCGTAGTCAAATTCTATGAAAAAAAATTCATTTTCGTTTTTATCTTTTTCTAAAGTGATGCGTTTATCAGACATAACCTATTTTTTTATTTCAAATAAAAATATTTTTTAAAATTATTAAAAAATTCATAAAACATAAAAAATACCTAATTTATATATAATTTATAATGGATAAATATAAAAAATTAAATAATAAAGCAAAAAAATTGTTAAATTTATTAAAAATTAATAATAATTTTATGCATATATAACTTTATCAAACTGCTTTTCTATATCGTTATATCCATCTCTAAATTTTTTGCATTGCCTATCAATTGCATAATCCGGAACATTTGACCTATCTATACCAGATTCAATATCTTTCCGTACTCTTTTTTTTGCTTCATCCGGGTCTATATTAAAAACTATTGCAATTTTTTTAATATCATTATCTTGGAAATGATTTAGTATTTTCTGTCTATCTTTTGTATCAACATTAGTTGCGTCTAATACTGCAATGCCATATTTTTCCATTTTTCTACGTAATAATTCGGGAACCGCACGCCATATTTTATAATTTTGAGATTGGTCTGAAATATCTCCGCTTATTTTTTTTCTAATTTCGTCTGGAGAAACAACCAATTTACTATCAATATTTTTTTTTATATATGTACTTTTTCCTGAACCACTGCATCCAATTGTAAATATTAATTTTTTCATTTGAGAATCCTACTTATTTATTTTTATTTCTATATTATAAACAGTTTTCAGAAATTTTATAAATTTATTAAAATCCATCACAGTATCAGGAAGCATTATGATTTCAGGATAAATCAATTTATTCGACTTCTTTTCTTTTTTCTTTTTTTCTATTAATAATTTTAATTTAATCATTTAATTTTATCACTCCAATTTTACTTTTGGTTTATTTTTTGGATAATTAATAACTTTTTTTCCAAAATTATTAATAGTTATATAAGAATAATAATAATATTTACCATCTGTTGTATTGGCATTTTTATAATATATATTGTCTGAACTAAAAACTACGGCTCCTTCTCCGTCTGAATTCGACCATCTTTTTATGAAAAACGGATAAGAACTTCTATCTATTGTAGTATCACAATAAGCTCCTAATTCATTTTTTATATAATTACAATATAATATAAAATTATTCCAAATCTTAACTGAATCTGTGTCAGATGTTGCTATTATTATTGAGCTACAAACGAGTCTATTATCAAAATAATAATCTGCTCTTCCTGGTATCGCAATATTATAATATGCTATACGGTTATATGGCCAATTCCAAAAATAAACAGTCCAATATGTAGGATATTTATTTATTATTTGCTCATATGTCAATCCAATATCCAAAGGACTAGGCTTTACATTTGGTTGAGAAAAAGAAAAAGAAATTGGAATAAATATAAATAATAATACCGATAATATAATTTTTCTCATAATTACAATTCCTTATTTTTTAATACTAGAATATATTTTTTTAATGAGTTGCTCTATTTCTTCGTCTGACATATTATTTATTTTATCAGGATTTTCGAAAAACATTTCTTTAAATTTAGATAAAATAATTCCAATTTCTTTATTTGGTTTTATATTTAACATATTTATTATTTTATTTCCATCAATAGGCATTTTTAATTTACCAGCGAAATTTCCTAATTGTTTTAGTTTTTTTCTTATATTATCAACTTGATTTTCCATATTATGTTTCCATCCTGGAGACCCATGTGATATATTATCAGCATGTATTAAATCTAGTAAATCTTCAATATCATCACCCATTTCATTCATAAATTTTCTAAGAGCTTTATCAGTGGCTTTAGAAATATCGTCGCCCATATATTTGGTTCTCATGTGATTAGTTACTAGCTTAATAACTTTATTTATAACTGAATTTGGATATTTCATTCGAGTTAATATTTCTTTTGACATTTTTGCCGATTCAAATTCATGTCCATAAAAATGTATTTTTCCATCATCATTACTTACTGTATTTATTTTTCCTATATCATGTAACAATGCCGCCAATCTTACCTCCAATCTTTTTGGAGAATTTTCTAAAACTTTTAATGAATGCTCAAAAGCATCCCATTCATGATAATCATTTTGTTTCAAACCAACTAACTTATAATATTCTGGTATAATATATTTCATCAAATCGGTTTCTATTAAAATTTTAATTCCTTGAGATGGACTGTCACTTAATATAATTTTATTAAATTCATCTTGTATTCTTTCCATCGATATGTTTTTTAACATATCAGAATTTTTAGTCAAAGATTTAATCATGTCATCGGATAATTTCCATCCATATCTAACAGAAAACCTTATAGTTCTCAACATTCTAAGAGGGTCTTCTTTAAATATGATATTAGAATCTATTGGTGTTCTTATTACTTTATTTTTTATATCACTCAATCCTTTTCCTGTTAAATCTAAGATTCTTTGATTTGATATATCATATAACAAAGAATTTATAGTTAAATCTCTCCTTTCAACATCTTCATATGGAGTTCCAAAATCAACTTCCGGCTTTCTACTATTGTCTTTATATTGTTCTTTTCTAGTCATGACGCATTCTATATCTATATCTCCTATGTCAACACCCATGTGTTTAACTCCCGGTAAATTAAATTTAGCTGTTCCGAAACTAGGAAATATAACAGGATTACTATTTTCTTTATAAGTACCGGTTTGTTTAGTTATCCAAGTTGCAAATTCAATTCCTCCGTTAGGAAGAGCAACCGTAATATCAATATCTTTTGATTTTTTACCCATTACCATATCACGCACGTATCCGCCGGCTACAAAAGTTTTTCCTTCAAACTTAGTATTTTTTATTTTTTCACGCAAAAAATCCAAAAGAATTTCTTCTTTGGTTTTTTGTTCTAATAATAATTTTTTTAATTTAATCATTTTTTGTTTCAACAATAATTTTTTTTAATTTGATTATTTTTTTAAAAATATTGCATAAAATATATCGCCGTGCCAACCGGAATCTACTAATTTATATTTATTATTTAATCTTTCTGTCCAATCTTCTATCATTTCATTTTCTAAGTCTGAAATACTTTTTTTTCTCTTATTAGCATCATACCAGCATTCGTCGGTGAATCCTTCGAAATGTACAATATAATCATCAAATTGTACTTTACCAACGTCGTCGGTATCTAATGTATCCAAAAATGAATATATATCATTCATAATTTTATTTTTATTAATATTTTCAACAATTCTATATAATTTAATCATATGCGCTCCTATTAAAATTATTAATTATTAGAAAATTCAGTTTTAATAAATTCTTCAAAATCAGCGGGCGTCATTATTTTATCTTCTAAACTTTTTGGCAATCTATCTAATTTTTTATCAGAAATTGCATAATATAAAGTTTCTCCATATACATTTTGTTGTTTAGGCAATTTTCTCTTATATTTATTTATATCATCATCTTCCCTAATGTTTAAATATCCTATTGTTATAGGATTAGAATCGTTTTTTGTCCAAGTATAAACACTATAATATACTCCTTTAGTATCACTATAAAGTTGTTCTTGTTTTTTTAGAATTTCGTCTTTCATCTGTTTTGATAAAGGAGCAGATTTTGCTCTACTAACAAGTTGATATACAGCTGCGCTTCTAAAAGGAATTTCGGGAATAACTTTAACAAAGTCATCTCTATCCTCATAATATCTTATTTGTCTAGCATATGTATCTTTTATTGCATCTCTAGTAGTATTCAATGCGTTTGCTATGTCTGATATTGATATTAATCCCATCGGATTTTCAGATGCTAAATCCATAACAAACTGTCTTTGTGTTCTTTCATCACCATGTAAATTGTTTTCATCACCTACCCTTAGACGTTTTTCACGGATAAGTTTTGTAATTTCTTTTCTAATGTATTTTTTGAGTTCGACAAGTCTCATTTTTATTCTCCAAATTTTTTTATTTCTGATTTATTAAATATTTTTTAATATATATTCCACAAAATTTACAACATCCTCTTCTGGAATATTATTTAATTCATTGCCAAATTTTTTTGATAGTTTTTTTAAAATATTTCCTACTTTAGGTCCTGGCATTAATCCAAATTTATCAATCAGCCATTTTCCATTGTATTTGTTCTTCTTATAAATCTCTTTTTCAATTTCATTTTTTTCTTTTTCTATTTTATTATATAATTCAGGAAATAATTTTTTAAAAAAATAATCTTCATCTTCTATTTTAACTTTAGGTTTAAGTTTTCTTATTTTATCTACTATATATGCAACATTATCTCTACTTTTTATATCTTTTTTTTGTAATGTATTAAGATTATTAGTATTAAAATATTTTACATCAATTAAAGGACTACTAACAATAAAATTTACAATATCATCGAGATTATTTATTTTTTTAATTTCATTTTCAGGATTTTTATATCCTAATATTCTAAGACCGTCCATCAAACTATTAGTAATAAAAATATCATGCCATTGTCCTTTCGTATCTTTATATCTTTTAATAAATCCTTGATTGCCATATTTAAAATTTAAATGACTTGCAAATATTCCTATCACCGCTGAGAAATCATTTAAAATATAATATTCAGTAATAGATTTAAAATTATTTTCATCTTTGGCAACTATAAAATCAACATGAACATTTTTATTAATATCATCAAATCTTAATAAATAAGAAAATACATTGCCGTTAACTGATTTATCAATAATATTATCATTTAATTTTCTTTCTAATCTATTTTTCCAATCATTATCTTTTGGTAAAACAAGTAAATCCACGTCTCCGTGCGTTTCTTTATTTTTTAAAAATTTAGCTAATTCAAATTTAATAAATAAATTCTTTAAAGTAAAGTTTAAATTTTTTAAAATTAAATTTAATTCTTCCGTTGTTATCCTATTAGAAATAGGATAAAATAATTTTCCACCTTCTATTATTTTTTTTAATTTAATCATTTACATATCTTATTCGAAATGTAAAAGAAATTACTTTTTAGGATAAACATATACAGATAAATATTTAGCTTCATCCATTGGTATCGGTTTTTCATTTTTATCATATTTAGTGCCTAGTTTATCTTCTTTATTAGTATTTCTTCCAACGACTTTAATATCAAATATATCACTCAAATTTTTTTTGACTCTCTTTATTTTTTCTAATCCACTAGTATTATTTGGTACCGTAAATAAAAAAGATGAATTTGAGATTTCTTCTGCAGTATCGAAACCATATTCAATTTCATCTTCTTCAAAAATTTTAATAATTTCTTCTCTTATTAATTTTCTAAGCTCCGAAATTTTCATTATATTTCTCCTTTTTTTTTTAATTACTATATTTTTATTTTTTATAATAAACTTTTAATCACTTGATGCTGAACAATTCCAAATATATTCATAATGTCCGGACCTTGTAATATATTGTCGTATGTTTGATGGTCCTCCATATGGATTTGGTGGATATCCAGCTAATTCTTGAATTTTTTTAATATCATTGTCGCTTAATTCTTTTGTTGATATTACATCAAATTCTAAATCACGCCAATATTTTTTTCTTGTATTTATAAATACAACGCTAGGAAATGAAGGCTTAATCATTTTCAATAATTGTATGTCATTTACGTCTTCTCTAATCGTAGATTTTGATTTCAAATAATTCATTATTTCTTCTCTAATCATCATTTTTAATTCTCGTTTTTTCATTTAATTTCTCCTTTTTTTTAATTATTTCTTTTTTTATAAAAAACCTAAAAAAAAATAATTTAATCAACTACATTATAACAATTCCATGTTACTTTAAATAAATTTTTATTGATTTTAACACACTTAAAATCAAAAGGTCCTCCATAAGCTAAAGTATTTCTATCTAAAATTATATTTTGAAATTCAATTGCTGTATTTTTATCCCATTTGGTTTTAGTTTCAATTTCAATATATAATTTTGAATATTTTTCTTGTATATTATATTTTATAACGTCAGGAAATAATTTATTTATTATTTTATCAATTAAATTCATTTTCCTTGGCCTCTATATCTTTTTTGTCCGGATTTCAATTTAGTATTAACTGAACGTCCTTGTCTTGTTTTCTTTCTTTTATAATTAAATCCTCCAAATCTAATTTTTAAATTATTATTACTACTTTTTTTAGCCAATAAAATTCTCCATTAAAAATATTTATTTTATTTTTATTTAATTATTTTTATATTTTTTTTCGAAGACCCTGAAAATTTATTTTCTACAATTTTTTTAATTGTACTTTCAATATCATCTTCAACTTGAAATACGTCATTTTCAGTTAAATTATATTTTTTTAATAAATCTGATATATTATACCCGTTTTCCATTAATTTTGGAAGTTTGTTATTATTTTCTTTAAATCCCCAAACACTATATCTAGGTAAAGACATAGATTTTTTATATCCGTTCACTGTATTTTTATTTATTCCAGAATCTATTATAAATGATGCTTTCAATCCATCTATAATTCCTTCTTTTAATAACTTTTTGCTAATTAAATTTTTAATTTTTATCATTATTATTCTCCAGATATTCTATTTTTAATTTCATTGGTATACATAAGTAATTTTGCTTTAGTGGATTGTGTTTCACCTAGATTTTTTTTAGCCCAAATCAATGATTTTTTATTCGGTACATATTCGTTTTTTACATATTTTATCATTTTATTTAATTCTTCTTTTGATAGAGATTTAATAGATTCATTATATATTTTTAATAATTTTTTATCTTCTTTATCGTCGTCACGTATCATATTCGAAGCTTCTTCTAATAATTCATCAAAAGATTTTTTGATTTTAGTTTTACTTAATTTTAATTGCTTTTTATTGTTTATTACTTTATTATCTTTTTTATTATTAATATTGTTTTTCTTTACATTTATTGAATTTTCATCATCATGCTTTTTATTATCAATATCATTTTTTTCTTCTTCTTTTATTAAATTTTTATTATTTATTTTAATATCATCCAATACCTTAACACTAGCACCAGAAAATGAATTTGAAATATTTATTTCTTCAACTTTAACTTGTTCTGATATAATTTCATATTCTGTATTCCATGGTTGAAATATAATAGAATTTTCTATGATTACTTCTAATACAGCCTTTCCGTTCTGTGAAATATTTAAGTTAGGCAAAACATTAATTTTACAAACATCGTCTTCAATTTTACCTTCGAAAAATACATTTCTAGAATCATTATTAGGATATAAAATTAATCTAGGTTTTGCAGTTGATTTATCTGCTCCTTCTATCTTAATTTTACAAGAAAATTCTTGATTTTTATTTTTATATAATTTTAACATTTTATACTCTAATTTTTAATTAAATTAATAAATTTATAATAATAAATATAAAAAAATATATAAATATACTAAATATTTTAACAATATTTTATCCAATTTTAACACAATTTATTATTGACGCTCTTGGTTGATTATTAAAAATGGCAGCCGAAGATGTAGTATTTGCCAATATAACGTTATTTGTAGATATCAGCGAACCAGCTTGTAATACAATTGTTTGCGGTGATGACAAAACAACAACAGCTGATAAAGGCAACGTAACCGATGCTGTAACTACAGATGACTGATATCCCTGCGTAGATGCATATACATTTGTTCCATCAGTCATTCTGGCATAATAGAATTGTGCAGTTGTTGCAAATCTTATTAATGTTACGTGTCCTGTTACTAACCAAGTTCCTTCTGTAAGACTTGCACTTGGACCATTAAACCAAGTATTTGTTGCAGTCATTGTAACATTTGATGTTAGTGTACCTGTTACAAATGTTAATGCACCGCCGCCGCCAGGAGTATTTAAAGCATATGATGCTGTGCCAAATAATGAACCTGTTATTGAACCGCTTAATATTTTTGTTGTTCCGGTTGTATCTATTTCGAACACTTCAACGCCACTTGAATTATCAACTTCAACATGTTTCAATCCACCCGATTGACTTATATATAACATTGCAGAAGCGTCACTGCCTGGTCCAATAAGCATCGATACGCTTGCTGTAAATGTTGCAGAACTAGTAATAGGCAATGCACTTGTACCTGATGTACCAGAAGTGCCGGAAGTGCCGGAAGTGCCCGAACTACCTGAAATACTTATACCTGAAGTACCTGATGTACCGGAAGTTCCTGATGTACCTGAAGTACCATTAATACCAGATGTACCGGAAGTACC